TTATGTTCATTGGTCTAATCTGAATTTGTTGTTTTCCCATTTTATGTTTCCTCCCATAAATAAAGGGCAGTTTTTACGCTGCCCTTGATAGATTATTCAGCAGCAAAAGCATAACTTGATACATCATTAGTCAGAACGAACTTAACGCAATGACCGTCTGAATTATTCCCATAATAAGCATTGTAAGAAAGCTGTTGTGTTATACCGGCCTGACCGTCAATGCTAGGGGAAGTAATTGCAAACTTTAATTCTGGAATAGATACTTGCAAAGAGCTTGTTCCCTTAGTTGCTTCCAATGCGATAGCTACCTCTGTGGAATTTTTAGCTTTTTCCAAATAAGTCATATCGTCAAAAAAGGCTGTCATGCTTCCGCTAGGTTTGATAATTCCCTCGTTCAAACGGCTACGATACCCATTGTCGCCAATAGCATATCCGTTTGTGTCAAGTCCAAAATCAATATCTAGCTTTAATTCTGTAGCAATAGCAACTGCCGTTCCGTCTACTGTCAAAGAGCTAATCTGAAAAGGATTTACTCTGTTTAAAGTGACTTCGCTTGCTGCTCCGGCACCGCCTAAAATTGCAGTTGCATTTTCTTCTTTGCAACCGCTAACACTAATGGTAGATGTCAATTCGCTATCCCCACCAAAGGAAAAGCTCATTTTGCTTACCTTGCAACCATTAGTACGTAAGAATACTCCTTGTGCTTCTGATGCTTTTTCAATAATTGCACTAGGTTGTGTGTTGCCTGGCATAAATGTATGCGTGTAAGTTCCCATACCAGTATTTTCTACAGTGGTAGGACTTCCAAAAGCAAAAGCTAACCACCAGCCAAAAGCATTGAAATCAAGAGGTACTGTAATATCCCCGCTTGCATCAATGTTTCCGTAAATAGCTTCTGTTGCATCACGTTTGCCTGTCATAGTAGAGGAATCGGTAGTATTCTGGCTTGCTGATAGTCCGTTACTATTAAAAGGTAAAGATTTTACCAGTCCTGTAAAAGTAGTAGGGTCAACCTTAAAACTCTTTTCAGGGCAAAGTAATAGTTTTGTGTATGTACCAATAACTTGGCTCATTCATTAATCACTCCTTTTTTAAAATTCTTCTTCTGTTGCGGTATTTATGGTCTGAATCATTCTCCATGTGCAAACCATTGTTGCCGCCCAATGAGAACCGTCAGGTTCTATTGCGCCTAACATATTTACTTCACACTTGCGTAACGGATTTGCACCGTCATTTCTTTTGTTCAGTTCCTTTTGAATAAGTGTTACCAGTTTTCCTAAAACATCATATCCGTCATACATCTTTATGTTTTCGGAATAATCAGCAAAGAAAGTGTTGCTTTCGCTACCAATACCCACAACTATTGTTGACGTATATTCAGCGTACCCCAAAAGCCCCTCTGTCTTTTCCATACCCCTAATTACAAGGTACGGTGTTTCGTCTACGCTAGGTATTGTCTTTCTTAAAACTTCTCCTGCGTAAATCTTTAATTCCTTTTGGAATTGTTCTTGACAGAAAGATTTAATGTTTGTGTTGTTGTCGATATAATGTGCTAGTTGTAAAGCTATTTCGGCTAAATTCTTTTGTAGTAACATTATCCATACACCTTATACTTTCTCCGCTTTACTTGTTTCTCTCCAAAATCTGCCGTTTCTTGCAGATAGGAATTTAATTTATCTTCAACATAACTAGGTATCTGCTTTTCAACTACGTTCGCCATTGGTTCAAAGACAGGTCTTTCAGGAACATTCAATACTTCTGTGTTCTTGCTTAACGGATAGCCTACCGCTGCCCAATATTTACGCATATTAGATGTTACTTCTCGTAACATTCCATACTCTTGTATTTTTCCGTATGCGGCAGCGGCTTTAGAAGTCCACCCTATATTTACGCTTCCGTTAGAATACTCATAGCCTACGGCATTTACCATTGCACCATACCAAGCGTGTTTAGCTGTTTCGCTTAATGCTTTACGTATCTTGTACGGTATGCGTTCTTCAAAAGGTTGTCCTCCAGGCGCACCTGATTTTATTCCCGCCTTTGTTTCTTTCTGCACGAACCAACCTACGGATTTGCTTACGGCTCTAAGATATTTGGCATTTGTCTGCAAAAGCTTTACAAGATTTGGCTCTATGCTATCCCTTACATCTATATCAATTACCATGTTTATCTACCAAAAGCCTTTCCGCTTCTCATGGCTTCTACTAGCCAATGACCGCCAGCTTTATCATAATTAGCAATTCTTGATACATTGTAGGTTTCATTGTTATATACAATATGGTCGCCCTCTGTGGGGTTCGCAACATCAGTATCTAACACGCTGAAAACTGCTATGTTTGCTAATCTTGCTTCTTCAATGGTTGTAGCAGCATTGTTCCAGTCGGTTCTGGAGAGAGTCGGCCCTATCTCGACAAGAGCCGTTATCTCCACTCCGTTGTAGGTAATCGTTTCAGCAACCCTATCAGTTGAAAAGCACGATTTTTTTACAATTTCTCTTTGTGCTGAAATCATGCTCATAATTAATCACCTACTAATTGATTTTTACCATTATGGTGGTATCGTCAGCAGTCGCTGCACTCCATGCCACTCCTGCAAGTGTATTACTAGTAGATGTAGCCGTAATATCTCCATTGGTATCAAGATAAACCGCAACTCCTTGTGCAATAGCTTCACTTGCTTTTTTAGCAATTTCAAATACCCCCTCGCACTCCAAAGTAACTAAATTTCCGTTAGCGTTTGTAGGCAAGGTAACATTCGGAATACCAATTACAGTACCAACTACAATGGGTACATTAGCGGTAACTGCTTCCGTTGTTTTATAATCCATGAATAAACCAGCTCTAGTTTTCATATTTTCTATTCCTCCTTATTAGGCATTGGGGTTCTTTACAAAACCCTTGTAAGACAACATTGTGAAACCAAAATCTTCGTACAGTTGATAAGCAACTCCCAAGGTTTCGGACGGATATACAACTCTCATGGTAGGCTCTTGCTTGCCGTTTAATGTAGTGTATTCAATGCCAGGTGCCATGTTGGGTGCTGCCGCTAAGTAATAAGCTGCTTCGGAATGGTCGTCCAGATAAGGACTAGATACCAAGGTCAGTTTATTGTTCCAAGGGTTACGCACATTGGCATTGTTGGAAGCAGGATCAGCAGTAGAATTTAACAGTTCTTCTGCTTCGGTTTCAATAGCAGCAGGAACAATTAAGAACTTAGGTGCAATAGCGATATATCCGTTGCCGCTTAAATCTTTCTGCTTACGCATTAATTTTCTGCCCTCGGATAAACCTTTTACTGTCAATGTCTTTGTGGTAGAAACTAAATTTTTGTGTGCGGAAGAATAATTAGCGTCTAAGGTTAAAAGGTTATAGAACATAATCTCTTTTAGTCTTTGGAAGCCACCAGCGGTCAAACCAATAATTCTAGTTAATTCGCCCAAGTTGTCATTAACAAAAATTTCTCTGGTAAACTTAATCCCCTTACCATAGGTATGTAATGAGGTGCTTACTTGTCCATCTGTTTCGTCTAAGTAAGTGAACTCTCCGCTTTCAGCACTCATTTGTACAGGCAACCCGCCTAAACCAATTTCTACTTTATGGTTAGGTTTGAAGTCTGTATTTACTCCTACAGAACATAAAGCCTTGTAAGTGATAGGTGCTTCTGCATAAGCGTTCATCATAGCCTTATGCATTACATCTGCGGAAATTCCCCAAAATTGGGAACTGCCCATAGCTCTGGTGCAAAGCTTATCGAACATTTCGGAATTATCAAGATAGCGTGTACCTTTTTCTCCACCACGTTCTAAACATTCGTCAGCTAAAGCTCTTAGGCTCATTCCAGTAAATTTGTTGCCCTCTTTAGCTTCACTAACTCCACAACGGAAAGCCATACCATCGGCGGCAAATTCTCTGAATTTATCGGCTTCGTCTTTAGTAACGCTTGCTTTTAAAGGCTTGTTGCGTTCTGCCAATACATCAAGAATCTCACCTCTTACTTTGTCTACTGTCATTCCGTTGTCAGCAATATACTTGTCGCTTTCAATTTCATACTTCCTGCATAAATCTGTAATACCTTGCACTCTTGCACGTTCTTTTGTTACTGCGTCCTCTGCCGCCTTTTGAATTTCCAAAGCTCTAGCTTTTTCGTCAACAATAGGTGTAGGGATTTTCTTTTCTTCTGCCATATTTTCCAACTCCTTTTCTGCCATAGGCACTTCTACTTCTTTTTGATTTATTTTCAACGCTCTGCCAACTCCTACATCAGAATCAGCAGGCAGTGAAACCAGTGATATTTCTATTAATTCCCAATTGGTAATTACGTCACATTCGCCCTCATATCCATTCCAGTTTTCTCCAGGCGCAACATACATTGTCTTTGTGGGGCGGCATCTGATACTCGTTCCTTTAAGAGAGCCTCTTTGAACTTTGTCATACATAATCTGTGATTTTTCGTCTTTGTCAAAAGTAACTTCTGCATAGCCTTTTTTGTTCTCAAAATAAATTTTTTCGATTTTCCCCAATATCTTGTCGGTATCGTGGTTGAACAATAATGGGCAAAGTCCATTGTTGAACCTTGTCAGGTCTGCGGCTTCTGGAGTTGAAACAAGAATTTCTTTTACTCCAAAATCTACGCAAGGTGTTTCACTAACAAAAGACAGTTTGACTTTTCCGTCTTTTGCTTCCACATCACTAATTGGAAGTTCCCTTGTTATTACGTCATTCTTTGGTGTTGTTGCTTTCTTTTGAATCTGTTGTGTCGGAATCGTCTTTTCCGTCTGTTTTTTCTGTTCCGTCATTGCTTTCGCTACCTCCTTTGCTTATTTCTTCTTGAGTAATTCCTAATCTTTTCATTTCTTCTATTTCGGATTTTCGCTGTTCTAACACTTCCTGCCAGTCCATGCCTTTACTTGCACAAACCTCACGCAAGGTAGTTACATTACTGTTAATGCGTAAGGCATCTGCTTCTGCTTCTTTTTTGGGGTCTATCCAAGGCATACCCTCACCTAGCCAGATAGCTTCGTAGTAGTCTTGGTCATTTGCGTTAAAACCTGTTCCGTCAAGAAGTCCTTTCAGTTCGCACGATTCAACAAATTTTTTAAAGATAGGTCTTAAAACGTGTTCTATTAACGAACCTCTTAACTTGTCATAGGTTTTAGCGTCCTCAATTAAGTTCTGCCTTGCGCTTGAATAATTTACTTGTGTTACATCTCTGGAAGCACTCTCCAGTGAAATACCCATGCCACTAGCTATCATTCTTAGCTGTGTTACGATAAATTCTTTAGCTTCTGCCGCTTGTCCATTAGGAACAAGCGTTTTAGCTTTTTCACCATTGTTCAGATAATTAACTGTTCCTGCGCTTATCTGGCTTATTGGTGCATAAGTCTTGTTGGCTTGCCCCATGTTGCGTCCAGGTGTTCCAGGGGCATCTTGTTCACGCTCTACAAATACAGATGTGCAAGCTAAAGTCTTTTGCTGAAAAGCAACCGCCTGATTGTAGTCCTCTAAGTCCTGATTCCTAACAATGCACTTTGCCAAAGGTGTTATCTCTCTGTATTGGCTAGGTCTTAACCTATCCCACCAAAAAATAATTCTGTTTGCAGGAATCCTTATGGGAACATAATCACTCATTCCGTTTGCGTTATAGCTTGTTAGCCAGTATGCTACTGGTTTCCCTATTTCGCTTAACTCCACACCGTCAGAAACAATGTTGTTTCCATACCTTGGATAATCTCCAGTATTGAGGTCATCTACTTCTCTAAGTTGTAATTGCAACCCATATTTTGAGTTCTTATCGTAGGAAGTGACAATCATTATTCCACCGTCTACCAACCGCCTAGTAACTGCCATTTGTAATATTTCCGTCATATCTTGACGTTC